GCCCCCGGCTGGAACGTCAACATCAAGCTGGCCTGATAGGAGCCACTAATGCCTGGAATCAACCAGCGACTTGAGCGCTCTTGGGCGCGTAACGACAACGAGGTCGTCTATACCGGACGCTGGACCTTTGCCGCTGCCGACAGCGTGCCGGGGTCCAAGGTTGGCGGTATCGGCATGACCCTCACCAGCACGGGTACGGGGTTGTTCACCCTGACGCTTGATGCTACCCCGGCAGCGATTCTCACTGTCGAGCCTGTCATCGTGAACACGACGCAGAACGTGTTTGTGCTGACGCATACTGCCACCGGAGCGACGTTCCGCACGGCAGCATACGCTACGCACAGCACGCCTGCGCACCCGACCGCTGGAACCATCCTCGCTCTGCGCGTCACTGCACTGAAGTCTCTGGTGAAGTGATGAACAAAGCCATTCTGATGACCATGATGCGGGACATGAAGTCCAAAGGCAGCAAGGGTATGGAAATCGAAGTCGAGCCCTCCGAAGAGGAGGAAGGCGAGGACGAGGACTATACCGCTGCTGCCGGGGAAATCATGGCGGCGATTGAGTCAAAGGATGCCGCTGCGTTGGCTACCGCTCTAAAGGCCTTCGTGTCGGCTTGTTGATCGCTGTTTGAGCGGTCGGGTAAGGGGCTAGCTTCGGCTAGCCCTTTGCTTTTGCACCCTATGGATGGCAGTACAACTCTCAGTCGCCGTTCGTAATGGTCGCCTAGACTCTATCGAAACAACGATCGGGGCTAGCGCTGTTCTCAAGATTCGTACTGGTTCGCCGCCAGCGTCGTGTGCTGCGGCCGATTCGGGTACGGTCATCGCTACCATCAACCTGCCTACGGACTGGATGGCTGCTGCTTCTGGCGGTACAAAGTCCAAGTCTGGTACGTGGGACGATACAAGCGCGGACAACAGCGGTACGGCTGCTCACTTTCGTGTCTATGCCTTCGACGGCGTTACCTGCGGATTGCAGGGCACTGTGACGAGCATCGGCGGCGGCGGTGACATGGAAATCGACAACGTGAGCGTTGTCGCTGGTCAGTACATTACTGTCGCGAGCTTCAATCTTACTGACGGTAACTCCTGATGCGCTGCGCTGACTGCCACGGCACTGGGCAATACCCAGAAGATACTCAGTGTCCGCTCTGTGGCGGTCGTGGGCATGACGACTCCGGTATCGGCTGGCCGACTGAATCCGAAGAAGACCCTATCTCTGAGAGCGAGTTCTGAGCCATGGCAATCACTACTCTCGACGGGCTTATTGCTGCGACCAAGCAGCGGGTTCGGTACACCAAGACTGCTTCGCGTACCACCGTCGCCAACGGCTGGTTCTCTCTCATTGACCTTGCTGGACAGCCGGGTGCTGGCGTCCTTGCGGGTACGTCTACGACCGCTGGCGTCGTTCCGACCGACCTCACTAACGGCTACCCTATCATCAATGCGTTCGGCGCTGGCGCTAGCGGGTATCTAGGCCGCGTAGCCTTCGGTAACACGGTGGCCTGCCGCATCGCAGTATTCGACCGTCTATGGCTTGGTGGAGCCTACGCCTTCAACGCCAACACAGCTATTCCGACGCCTCCGAGCTACGCCGCGCGCGTGCCTGGAGCCAACTACGCAGGGCTTGAACTCTGGGTGGAGCAGGTTACTGCTGCTACAGGCAACCAAGCAGTGAACGTTACGTACACCAACCAAGGCGGCACTGGTACGCGGACCACTGGAGCGGTGGGTATCGGTGCTGCGCCTACCGTTGGACGCTGCTGGCAGCTTCCTTTGCAGGCTGGTGATAGCGGTGTGCAAGAGGTTGACAACGTGCAGGGAACCGTCGCTACTGCGGGCACGTTCAACGTCATGGTCCTCAGGCGTCTTGCCGAGGGTCGGGTTCCTATCGTGAACGGCTTGGATAGGCAGTCAGTGATCGACGTTGGAGCTTTGCTGCAAGTCTACGCTGATTCGGCGTTCTACGTACTCGTCGCTGCCGATGGTACGTCCTCAGGTCTCCCAGACGTAGACTTCCAAGTCATCAACGGCTAATCCTCCATGGCGACCTCGCTTGACAGGTCGCTGGTCGGGCTGCTCGAAGCCGTCGAGGTCTTTGGCCTAGACGACGGCGGCGGGGGAGGCACGGTCACAGCCACAGCGAGCATCACGCTCGGCTCGCTGACGGCTAGTTCCACTGCTTCTGCACGCGCCACAGGTACGCTTAGCACGACGCTTGGGGCGCTCACAGTCTCTTCGACTGCTGCGGCTCGCGTTACTGGCTCGCTCTCCAGAACCCTGGGAAGCCTCTCAGTAGCCTCCACAGCCTCGGCGTACGCTTCGGGTACAGCCAGCATCGTCCTAGCCCCTCTAAGCGGCGCTGGGACCGCTAGCGTCGTCGTAACGGGGTATCTTGCGAGGACTCTGGGAAGCCTGTCGCTGACAAGCTCCGCGCTAGTCACCACACCACCTACCCGCACTGCTTCAGCGAACATCACGCTCGGGTTACTTACGCTAGACGCCGTTTGCACTAGTACGATGCCTACTCGCACCCTCGCACAGCTTCGTGATGAAGTTCGCCAGCGGGCGAACATGGAACACGCAGACAACTTCATCACCGATGCGGAGATTGACCGCTACGTGAACCAGTCTATCTGCGCTTGGCGGGATATGCTGGTCGAGAACCGTGGGCAGGACTTCTTTACGGGGTCCACCACGATTACGCTGACGGGGGCTTCCATGTATGCCCTTCCAGCCGACTACTACCAGATTCTCAACGTCTCCTACGTCGAGAATGGCGTGTTCACTACCCTTACGCCCTACAACCGTGGGGATGGCGCTACCTACGCCAACGCTGGCGGTACGGTGCCTCTTCGCTACCGAGTGGCTAACAACCAGCTGTTCGTGCTCCCGTCCTCGGCAAAGGGCTCACTGCTTGTGACCTACGTGCCTCTTGCGACGACTCTGACGCTCGACACCGACGTGCTGGAGGTGTTCAACGGCTGGGAGGAGTGGATCGTCCTAGACGCCGCTATGAAGGCTCTGGAGAAGGAAGCCACTGACACCGGACAGTTGTTCATGCGCCGAGAGATTACCGAGCGTCGCCTGATGGCTCAGGCGCAGTTCAACGATCGAGGCTTCCCGGAGTCCGTTACCGACGTGCGTGACGTAGACCTCTCGGGGTATCCATGGTGAACCCTACTCGCCTAGACTACTCGCCGCAGGGTGGTCGGCAGTTTGAGTCTATCAGCGACGCTATCAAGGGTGCTAGCACGGCAGGCCTGAACGGTGGCCGCAGCATCACGGCAGACGTGTCTGCTACCGCTAGGGATATCGCTCATGGGCTTGGTAAGCCCTATACGGGTTACTTCCTCATCAACTCGGATGCCGCCGTGAGCGTGTTCTCCCCTGGTGGCGAAGACAAAAGCAAGTTTGTTCGTGTTCAGTCCTCTGGCCCTGCAACCGTCATTCTCTGGGTATTCTGATGGCACGAGGAAGCGAAGACCAAGCAGTAGACATTCCGTTTAGCGGAGGCATGGGGGAGGGTGCTGCACCCTTCGTCCTCAATGGCCCCTTTGTCGAGCTTGCCGAAGATTGCGTCATCACGAAGGAAGGCGCGTACCAGCGTATCCCTGGCGCTAACGTGCCAAACGCCGTCACTGGCGTGACAGGTGGAAGTCGTGGTCTTGCGGCGTTTGATAGCACGCTAGTGCAACACACGATCAACGGTCCATGCCAATACAACGAGACCGCTGATTCTTGGAGAGCGACCAATCCAAAGGGATTCGTTCCCACGCAGATTCGCTCAGACTTGCTTGTTTCTCAGTCCAATCGAACCACGTATAATACGCAGTGCGCTGTCAGTGACAACGGCTACGAGTTGTACGTCTGGGATGAGTCACAGCCTCAGGGCGAACTAGACACGTATTACGGGACTAACTGGACCGCCAAAGGTCTGGCTCTACGTGACCCCTCTGGTGGATGGCTTATTTCTCCAACGGCCACGGTTCTTGGGGTCGGCCCTGGGCATCAGATTATCGCTGTTGGACAATCTTTCCTTATTGGCCTTGCTAACACGTCCGGATTTCAAGTCTATAAAATTCTTGAGACTGCAACGTCTTTGGCGGGCGTATCTCAGATTGTCACGAACGCGACTGGGGCAGGAATTGGAGCGCTTACGTCGGTACACGATTGCTGCTTGGGCACGTCTGGCTCCGTAGCGTATTTCCTTGTTGGAGCTTGGACCGGTTCAACAAACTTCTTTGTGTATACGGTCAACGGCACTGGGCAGGTTGGCGCAGCTTCCAACGGAGCGTGGCAGCCTCAGAGCAGTGGGGCAATCTGCGTTGACAATAACAAGGTTTACGTCGCCCGTGCGGAAAGTAGCACAAACCTAGTATACCTCAGTAACTTCAGCGAAGCACTAATTACCACTGGTATTGCGGCTACTGCAATCGGTACTGTCACCACGGCTAGTGGAAATACGCCATACAGGGTAAGGCTTAGTGGCTACGGTGGTACTGGAGTCTACTGCGCTATCGAGAGTTACAACACCGCTCCGTCTACCACGGCAACGCTTAGAACATACCCACCCTCGTCTACACCATCCTACGGACAACTACCGTCGTTCCCCTACATTGAAATTGGGTTTCTTCCAACAGCGGACGTAATCGGTAACTATACTGCTACGACCAATAGGGCGTATGCCCACGGCTATGTTCTGCACTCCGGTATTGAGCAACCGGGCGCTGGACGTGGGCCACAGTTTCTTGCTGCGTATCATGGGCTAGAGACCAAGGCTCGTGGATACGTTTTCGGAGATATGCAGTCCGAAGACGGACTGACTACAGCCAACTTTGGAATATGGGACCAAGTAGACGCTTCTGGACCGTATCTCGGTGGTGTTTGGCTCGAAATTCTCAGCCGTACACAGAATAACGGGCAGGGTGAGACTCAGGTTCTTTACCTACGCTCTCTGGCGCGTGTTAGTTGGGACTCTTTGGTTTCTGACCATAGAATCAATATCTTGGTTTCTGGTAGCTTTACTAAGCGAAATGCCATCTGTTACGTGCGAGGCTCTATGAGCAACGTGCGGGGTGGTTTGCTCGCTTCTCAGTCTGTTCTAGACAGCACGACGAACGGACTTCGCCGCGTAGCCGTAGACATTTCCCCTAAGCCTCCTCTTAGTATTTCTGCACACGGCGATATGTTCTTCGACGGTTCCTGCCAACACGTCTGGGACGGTCAGCATAGCTTTGAGAACACTCCGCATTTCCCACCTCTGGTTGCGTGGGTGCCGGAACTAAAGGCGGGACTCCTGTACGGAGACCCCATCGGTATTACGCCTCCCCCCGTCTCTCCCGGCTGCGCGTTTGAATACACTGATACCTACTCGTTCCACTGGGAATGGATCGACGGCAACGGATACCTACACCGTAGCGCAGTTACGTCATTCTACATCAGACTTACTGGGCCACTATCTGAAGGAACAGCAGACCACTACACGATTGCCCTGCCTGGGTACTTCGCGGTAGCCCCACCTCTCACGGCAAACGACGCATCTACATACCGAGGCTTGCGTCTTGTCGTCGCTATGCTGCCAGGAACGGGTGGTGCCAGTCGGTCTACCTTGTACTCGCGGTGGGTTCGTACTTGGGAGAACAC